CTTCAGGCCCCGTTGCCGTTACGACGGCTTACAGGGAGGTCACCTGAAGAGGGCTCTCCCGGCGCCTCTGCGTGTGAACGCAGAGAACCTTCTCCGGGATTTCCGGGAGAGACTAACAGTTCCGTCGAACTGTCCCGAGGAAGGAGAATTCTGCGAGTGGATCACCCAATGGGTGGACTTCTACAGACCTCGGGTTCAGCCGTCCTGCTTTGACGTTGACATCACGCACAATGCGTGCCTCGAAATAAAACGAGGAGTCAACGGGATGGCTGGTGCTGCGTCGTTTGTTCCCTGCATACAATCGTATGCAGAGAACGGCCCATATGCAGGGTGGTACCGATATATGATCTCCGCCGAGGCGAAGACGAAATATAGTACTATCCCGATAGGGAAGGATGTCCTCGCGGACTTCCTTAATACGACGAAGCTAATCGCGGGTTCGCTAAACCTCTTTAGCCCCTTTATCGAACACCGAAAGGTGTGTCAAACGGCCACGTGTACCGCGAGTGGACTCCACCCGCGGGTGTGCCCGCTTGTCATTTTCGAAAAAGGGAACAAAACCCGGATACCTACTATGACCTCGGTGGTCGAGCAGGTACTCGCTTCGATCTATCGGTCTGCCGTTAGCCATTGGATGGTTAACGACCCGAGGATCGCTTCGAGTATGCGGGGGTTTCTCCGGATACCTAAACCAAAAGTCCTACGGGAGGATTGGCTATGGCGTTCTCAGGATTTGACCACTGCTACTGACGACCATGATTTTGTCACCACCGCGTTCCTATATAAGGAGATCGGAAGGCACCTAAAGGTCCCTTCATGGTGGGGTAGCGTCATCGACACCATCTGCGGTCCGCACGAAATAATATCGTACGAACAGTGCAAGAGGATCCGTGATTGGCACGAGGCTCGCTGGCTGCCCGCTGTGGCGGACGGCCTGCCTTGGGTCTATCCGGATTGGCGTCAAGACCGCTACGGTCAAGGATTGATTACAAGGAGAGGTCAGTTTATGGGTACAGCGACTAGCTGGCCCAAGCTTCCCCTCGTAACACTGTACGCCTTTGAGAAGTCTTCGGCCGCGCCCATGCGGACACTCCGGAGACGAGTCACAGCTTACCAAGGCGGTAAGCTGGCCAACTGCACAAATATACGGGAGTTTCTCGCCCTAACAGGTGAGGAACCCGCGTATGTGGAGTTGACAAGACGCGCTCCGAAAGGAGCTTACCTGGTGGACACCACGGGGGACGACTGCATTGCCCTGATGGACCGTGCACACTCCGAACGCCACTCCTATAGGCTTTCGCAAATAGGAGGTGTGGTATCCCTCAAGAAGGATTTCCTCGACCCGCACTACGGGATTTATACCGAAGTGCTTTTGAAGGACGGGGTCCCGATGGGGGTCATGCCCCTGGGGGTGATGTGTGCCTCACAAGGCACGCGGTCCCCTGGG